TCCCTTGTACGATTCCGACATAAAATCACTAATACTTAAAGTATAATTATTATTAAACTTTATGTTATTAGTCTTTATGAATTTGCACTCAACCGCAGATAAACCAACTTGAAATCCATCTATCCTATTAAGTATTTCAAATTCAAAGTTTCTAAAATACCTAACTTGACTTGCTATAGTTGGATTTTCTGGACATACTAAAAAAACTTTCAATAATCCACTATCTGGCAAAGGTCTGGTCTCTACCTCTAATGTATTCCAATCGGCAGCCAAAACATTGTCAGATTCTCTGTAAGGCAATTCTACTGCCCAAACAGATGTTAATGTCTTCCATACACCATTCTCATCAAGTAAATAATCTACGCCACCAACACCATCTAAATAAACATAATATGTTATTTGTGGAAAAGCAGCAGAGCCACTTGTAAATTCTATATTAAATTTGGTTTCTGCACTAATTCTTATTTTCTCACCAGAATTAACCTCAATTGCCTCAGACATAATCATTTGATTATTGCCACTTGAAGCGTTAAAAGTTTGTGGGACAATTACATAATTATCTATTAATGCACCAACATTTGATTGGAATGTTTCTTGTCTTACTGCTGAACCATCAACACTTGTTGTATAGCTTATTGGGTTGCCACTAACTAAAGTCCAATTGTCTATTACATATTGCTTTATAGTAGGTAGTGTGGATATTAATGCACCACGAGCAAATGAACTATTTTTTATAACCTCAGCAAGTCTCTCAAAATTAAAGGTAACAATGCTTTCCTTTGGCTTACGATTAATAAACCTTAGCATTTGTGGTGCAATAGGTTTTATTTCACTATTAGCACCTACCTCTAAATCAAACCTTTTATTTAAAGTTGTTGTAACCCCACTAAATACTTCATAACCTCTTAGGTTGCCATTTGTATATAAATCCTCAATTCTATTAATAAACCATTGGTTTCTGTACTGAAAAATAGTCTGATTAAATGAAGTATTAATTTTCTCAAGTACAGTATAGCAATCATCATAAACTCTTGGTGAAATCTCAAATGTTCTCGGATCAAGTTTTGATTGGCTTAATGATGTTGCTGGTAAAGTTGTACTCATACTCGTATGGTACAAACTATTGAACAAACTATAATTAACTAATGGCTTGGATGAGTCTTGTAAGCAATACCCAATAAAATCTAAAGGTGAAGCAACATTTAAAACCTCATCACCATTATCTCTTAATTCCTTATCTTTTAAAGACCCAAGTGCCTCGGTAGCGGTAATGCTAAGAATGTGGTTTTGGTCTTCATAGCTTTCTTGGAAATCATCTTGTAACACAAAACCACTCCAATATGGTACACCCATATCATTACAATAAAATACTACCTCAATGTCTGTATCTTGGTCAGCTAAAAAGTCATCAATAGATACCGATGATGAGTTAGTGACAATTTGTATCTCTGCTAAAAATGGTCTAATTGGCTTAAATAAATCATCATCAGTATTAAACTCTCTTAACACAAATGGTTTATTACTACCATCTAAGTAATAAACAATACCAGCCGTGTAACCTTCATACTTAAAGTCAACCTGGCAAAGATTTCCATCCTTGCTATAAAATTCAATTCTATATTTTAGTGCTTTAGCCAACTTTATTTATTGTTGAATTTGTTCTATTAATTGATCCCACCAAATCACTACCTCTTAAAACAAGATTGACCGCTCCTCCCATTTCCATTCCTCCACCACTAACACCAGCAAAAGATGGTGCAGCTACACTCTTTGCACCTCCAAAACCTAATGCTCCAGTAATACCAGATAAAATTGTTTTACCAATACCACCACCAGCTGCTCCAAAACCTGGTATAAATAATGATGCCAATAAAGTAACAATACCAGTTGCTATTACTTTTGCAACTATTTGGCTTATGGCTTTTAATATTGATTGCGCAAATTCTTTAAATGCAAACTTGCCAGTCTCTAAAAAATTAGTAAATAAATTCTCAATAGGTGAGAAAAATGTACCATTTATTAAATTATAAGCTGCCGATAAATCAGCTTCTTTTTTTAATCTATCTAATTCATTATTTGCTGCTCTAACACTTGATAAAAATTTTTCGTTATTAAAACTTGGTACAATACCAGATATTTGTGTTGGTATATTTATACCAGCCTCTCTTTCAACTTTTCTTCTTTCTTTACTTATTGCTCTTAAACCATCTAACTCAGTTTTATTTAAAGCTGCTTGTTCTGCTATTCTTTTTTTAGCATTGTATAAATTATCAACTCTTGTTTGCTCTTGTTGAAGTTCTAAAGCTTTTTTTCTTTCTGCTGCCAATTTCTTTACCTCAGCAGCAGCTTTTTTTGCAGCTTCAGCAGCTTTCTTTTGGTCTTCTAATGATTTATTAGCAGCATCTATTGGTGCTTGTATTTGATTTTGTAGCTTTATGCTTTTATCAAACTCTACATTATATAAAGCAATCTCTTTCCTTAAACTTTCGACTACTTTACTTTGTTCATCTAAAGCTTCCTTTGCAACATCTATTTCACTTGTATCAACTCTGTCTGCTTTACCTACAAATCTTATTGGTTTTCTACCAGCAGCTTCTAATTCACCTTGTAATTTAGCTTGTAAAGCAACCGCTTTCGCAAGTTGCACACTGGCATCACCAATAGCACTTTCAAAACCTTTACTAACTGCAGCTTGTCTAATACTTGATATATAAGTATCAATAGCCGTTTTTAAATCTTCAAACTTAGTTTTTTCTATGTCTAAATTCCCAAAAAAATCTTTATTAATATCTTTTAAGGCATTAAGAGCCGAGTTTCTTTCATTATAAGAACGAGTTTGATCTAATACTATTGATGATAGACTTCTTATTTTAGATATTGCTCCTTCAGTTGTTGCAATCTCTTCTTGAGTAATTTCAACACTTGTTCTTTTCTCATCATTATATTTTGCAAGTTCTTTATTAGACTCAATAATTTCTTCACTAAATCTACTTTGCTTAGTAAATATAGCATCTAATGCTGCACCAAATGAACCATATTTTTGTACTAAGACAGTAATTGCTGAGATAGCAGCACCAATGGCAAATGTAACACCAGCTGGTCCAATTAATGATGATCCAATAGCTTTTAACGCATTAACCGCTCCACCACTTCTTTGAGATAATGTACCTAATTGGTCAAATAAAATTGGTAAGTTGTTTTGGATTGCTATGAACCCGAATGGAGCATCTCTTGCTACTTGACCAAGTGCATTAAGAGATGCAGTACCTTGGTTAACTGCTGCTGGTAATTTACTTAAACCTTGTGAACGAAGATTAGTTAAAGTGGATTGTAAATCTGCAATGTATTTGTTGGTTTCAACAATTGCAGCACCAGTCTTTGTTTTTAGTTCGGTTTGTACCTTCTTGAGTTCTGCTTCTACTTGTGAGATAGACTTTGTGAACCCAGAAATATCAGCACCAACCCGAAATATAAATTCTTCATTCATTTCTGTAACCTTTTGAATATTTCTCTTGCTTGGTCATCACTCATCCCACTACTTGATTCACTATCTCCAGGTAAACACCACATTGCCTCTGGAGTCTATGGTGCGCTCTTAGGATCACCCATTAACCTTACCATAGTAAACATCAAAAGTCTTGTTTGTCGGTAAGTATCAACTTTTTTCTCATCGTGACCTTTTATCATTAAAGAGAAATGTCTTGGACTCATCGCGAAGAAATTATTAGGCAAAAGACATAACTCACCAAAGGCAAATGACTCTATTTCTTCCCACGAAATGTCTTTTTTTTTGGCTGGTCAGCAACTTGTAAAGCAGTTTGAATAAATTGGTTATTTGTCCAAATCTCAATGACGCTTTTTATTTGCATCATAACCTCTTCATTAACCAAATTACTCTCAATCCAATCTACAAAATCCACAAAGGTTATTGTAGGCTCTACATCCTTAATTAAGCAGTTATTGAAATAACCGCTATATAATATGTGACCAAGACCAATCTCATTTAAGTCTTCACCTATATAAGACTTACCTTCAACAAGTTTGTCTTGTAAGTACCTAAATGATGCCATCCCAAATTTAAGTCCGACCTTTTGGTCGTTAATAGTAATAGTAGTATAGTTCATAAATTATATTATGGAGTAACATCCAAAACACCAGAAGATTGGATTGTTCCAGAGAAGTTGATAAACTCAGTTGTTGATTGGTTTAAAGTAAGATCAGTAATGTAACCACCAAATTGATGGTAATAAGCTGCACCAAGACTTGATCCACTTACAACTGGGTTTTGTACTCTAACAGTAACTACTGTTTTGTTAACCATTGCAGTTAACAAGTCCTCATAAGATACTTGAGCAACAGTTGGAGATGTTTCGCAGATTGCATCAAAATCAAGACTCATCTGAGGCTCTGAAGGTGAAGTCAATACTCCGCAATTTGTTTGCTCAGTTGTTGCATCCATTGTGGTGTTAACTGATGATGTTCTCAAACATACAAGGTTTTTGTATGATGAACCACCGAGTACATCAATCTCAATGTTTTGTAAACTACCTAATACTTGTGCCATTGTTTTTTATTTTTGATTAACTAAATTATTGATTGTTATTATTTTTCTTGCTATAAAATTATCTCCATTTATGACTGGTAAGTAAGTTGACAATGTCCTTTGAGTTGGAAAGACCTCAAAATTAGCATCATCAAAACCATCAACTTGTGTATCTGGTATTAATATGTTAAGTATTTGAGATGCGATATTATCAACGATACTGTTATCGTAAACACGATATTGCTCACTATTAATGTCAATTACCACATCAACCACATTGCCAAAACTATTATTAGTGTTAGATGCTACCTCTGTTATAGAACTAATGATGACATAATTTTGTGGCATTGTTCTAAATGGTGTTTGACCATACACTGGCACATCTTTGCCATTGTAAGTCAAATTGCCATTTAAAGCATTGACATAAATCGTTCTCACATTATTACTACAATCAAGCATTTTTACTTCTTATTATCTTTATAGCCTCTTCCTTAAACTTAGGATAGTAAGCTAATATTGATGGTCTCATATAAGGTCTCGCTGGTAAGTTAACTTGCTTTATTCCTCTACCTTTAAATTTAGATGCTATGTTGCTCCATTCTTGATTCTCTGGTGGAATAAAACCCGTGCCAGTACCAAACTCAACATAAGCAGCATAATTAGTCTGAGCAACCAATGAGTAAGATAAGAATTGCTGTTTTTGCAAAGAGATTGAGTTTCTTAACCTACCAGTATCAACATTAACTAAATTCTTAGCACTTGTTGCCATTAGTTCGCCAGTCGCAGCAAGTTCCCTATCGAGTAATGCACCAGTCTCAGTTATTTTAGATTTATAACGATTAAGCAACCTTTTAAATGCTGCATCACTAACCTCTATGTTAATACCTTGAGCCATTATATAACAACTGTTTTATATTGGTGGTAATTTAATCCTTCCCAAGATGGATATTGTGATATTGATGATGCTGGGTCTGCATTCATATTTTTACCCCTATTTTGGTAAGACCAAGCAACAAGAGTTAAAATATCACTAACCAAATCTGAAGGTAAAGTGCCATAACCAGCCTGGTACTTAATATTGTAATATCCTTGAGAATATAACCATATTTTACCACCAATTACTTCATACTCCTCATTAAGTGTAAGTGTGTCAGTCATACCTATTCCAGTCTTCATTATTACCTCATCAACACAATTTAATGGAGAATATGGTAAGTCAACCATCCACACATTAGGCACACTGCCAGTAAGTTGTATATTTGCTCTTATAAGCTTATTTGTCAAAGACCTTCCAGTTAATAACTCAAGATGCTTCCTTGCGCTTGAAATTAAGTTATCGATTAAAGTATCATCAGTGCTATAATCAATTCTCATCCAATTTTTAGCATCTGTTCTACTTACTGGCTCAACTACTGCATCAGCTAAAATGGTTATTCCGTTTATATATATTGCCATTACTCGTAATATTTATTAACCTTTTCTCTGAGCCATATTTCAAATTCATCAAGTGCTTTTCTTGGATCGTGATCTTGCGCTCTTTTTCTTGCTCTTCGTGAGGTTTCGGCATATGCCTTTTTCTCATCCAACTTGTTAATTGCTTCAACCCAGCTTTTAGTGTCATTCTTATCTTTTATAAAAATCCCAGCATAACCACAATTCTCAACTAAACCATCTGCATTGCTACAAATTACTGGAATGCCATTGCACATTGCCTCTGTCGCAGTCCTACCCCAACTTTCATACTCACTAGGCATTAATAGTATTCTTGTAATGCCATATATAGGCTTAATATCTGCCGTATTTTGAACTATTTTTAAGTTAGGAAGGTTTGGTGTTATTTGCTCATCATAACTCCCCAAAACACCTAAAAATCGTTTGTTTGGCAATGCCTTGGCAATGTTTTCAAATATCTTACCGCCTTTGTTGACATTTAAGTTTATAAGTGTAATATATTCGTTAGCCTCTGGGTCTTTACCTAAGTCATAATCTCTAAAATCAACGGGAGGAGTTATTGTAAAGTTATCCCATTTGTAGTTTAATTTCCTTTTAATCCATAGTGAGTTATAAACAATGTGTTGTGGAAAATGTGCATTTTCAATCTCTGGGTACCTGTGGCTATTGTGTATTATATGAAATACTGGCTTTTTATACATTGATGCTGCGCCAATTGTCCATTTAGTATAGTCTAAATGTGTAAACACACAATGTGACCATCTCATTAAATTCTCTATAACATTTTGGTTTGGAGGAAACACATCAACACCATCAAAATTATATGTGTTATATATTTTATAATGATTTGCTTGATGCAATAGAACCCTAACAGTATGCCCCTTTGAAATTAAGTCTTTTGCCATATTATGCGCCATCCATTCAGCACCACAATTGTGCGCTGGAGGATATAAGTGAATGCTAAATAGTATATTCATAAATAATATCAGTTTGTAAGTTTATTATATTTGATGGCTTAGTCTTTTGCTCAAAATATTGTAAAAACTCATTAGTAATATAATGAAGTTCAAATTTTAATTGTTTTATTTTGTATTTGTTAATATTAATGCTATCAACAATTACTTGATCATATCCTTCACAATCCACTTGCACATAATCTACCACATCAAATCTATACTTATCACATAAATTATCAAAAGTTACCGACTTTGATTCGTGGTAACACAACTCATTTATATTCGCTAAATATCTATTAAGTGGAGTACCAAACTTAACCACACTACTACAACCACCTAAAAATGTATCATCATTTGGCAAATATGCCATTACAATATCTTCTATCTTATTACTAACAACAGAGTTGTCAAGATAGACCTTACAAGGTAGTTTCTCTACGTTTTCTTGCAATTTTTTAAACTGATGTGGTATTGGCTCTACAAATAAAACCACATCATCTTTAGTTAGCTTGTCAAATATATTGTCAAAGCTAACACCATCCATTGCTCCTATGATAATATAATTCATAAGTAAAAATAAGGGGAGAAATTTCTCCCTCCCCTATATTTATAAACCTTAGATAGCACCGTAAACCGCAGCAGTTGGTTGGAACTGAAGAAGTTCGCAACGAGCCTCTGCTCTGAAAGTAATAAGGTTTTTGATGAAATCATCTTGGTCGAACTCTGTAGAACGTACCGCAAGACCACTTTGTTGTGCAATTGCAAACTTAGTAGTGTCCATTACATACATTCTTGATGCAGTCACCAAGCTATGAGGAATAACTGGGATACCAACGATTCTAACATTTCCGTTGTTGTCGATAACCATTCCACCAGGTACTGAGTAATCAGCTGGTTTGGTTTTTAACAAAGATGCCCAACCAGCGTGAGTAATCAACGATAGATTTGGAGTCCAGTTCAATGCACCAAGTTGTGCAACGTAATCGATGAACTTCTCTGCGGTGTTAGCACCAGAAGAAGAACCAGCAGTCGCAGAAGACGCAATGGCGTTAAGATAATAAGTATCTTCAGCCTTCTGGAAATCTTCAATCAATGACTGCTGCAAGTAAGCTTGTAAGAATGGCAAATCATCAATCATCTGGCGAGATACTTTAGCGTAACCAGCGATGAAAGACAACGCAGTGTTTACAACTGTTACATCATAATCAACTTGTGGCTTAGGATTACCTTCAGTTTGTTTACCGAAAGAACCTTCACCTACTGGAGTGTTACCTCTTGGGAAAGATACAGAACCAGTTGATACTGGGATGATGTTAAACACACTTCTTAGGTGTGGGTTAACGAAAGAACGCAATGCTGGATTGTCAACATAAGATGTGTAAACAGAACCAGTAAGGTTGTTACCAATGGTCATAGTTCCTACTACTTTCAAATCGATGTCAGCAGAGAACCCTTTACCGCCATTACGAGCAGCAGTTTTGATGTCACTCCAACCTTTCTCAATTGCAGAACCAATCTCAGCTTTGATGTTGTTAACGTGATCTGCATAAGATACCGCAACTTTTCTCTCAGCGTTTGCACTTAACTTACCAAAAGCAGCTTTTGCTTCTTTGATTTCATTCAATGCTTCACCAAGAGTCTTGTTAGACTTTTCCATTTGCTCATTGATTTGCTCTACTTTAGAGTCAAATTGCTTTGCAGCCTTCTCGGTTACACTTGCAACCTCAGCCTTTTGTTCTGCCAATTTTTGTTCGAGGGCAGACTCGAATGCTTTTAAATCGCTCATTTGTTAAAATTTATTGATTATTGATATAAATGAACCCACTGGCAATTCAACTTCTTTTTGCTGCTCCTCTGTCGCAATGACTGGAGAAGTGCTACTCATCATCTCTATTGCTTGTGCGAGTTGTTTCACTTTAATAAGACATAAGTCAATTGTTTCTTCAGTAACATCACTGTCACGAACAAACTTCTCAAATGCCTTAATTTGATTCTTTACTTCATCCACACTA